ACACCGAACAATTTGGCGGCTTTTCACAACATACTTGTCACACCTGTCTGATGTTTCTGAAAAAAAACAACATACCATTTATTATCACGATGTATATTTTAAAAGTAACTCTATATGAATCATTAAAACTAGATTGTAAACTTAAATATTATTCAAAAAAACTTGTAACTCAAACATAAGGACCGATTCGTCCAAGATGTTTGGTTTTACGTAAGATTCTATTGCTCTCTCAATAACATTTTCTTTAATTTTGTCTGTTACATTCACAACCATTTGTTGTTGATCTTCAGTTGGATTTGATGAATTGAATGCGTTTCTGTGTGCTATATCAAATGTTTGTAATGTATTTTGAATTTCTGATGAAACCATTTGAGCAAGTTCATTTCGAATTGCCCATGTTGGTTTTAAATCAGGTATTTCTTCATCAACTACATCCAACGTGGAAAGCATCCTCATAATTTTTCCTGTGCTACAAACGACAATACCATCTTCAACAGCGGAAGACAAATTATCCGTAAAGATTGTCACCATATCTGGATTCGTTTTAACGCGATTCCATATCATTGAAAATACTTCTTGTTCGCTTTTGTCATATTTAGAGTGTATGGTTGTTCCGAGTGAGTCTATAGTCATTTCAATATCATCATTCATAACTCCTGTGAGTTTTTTAAATTCTGCAACATCAGTTTCGAATGTGTGTTCTGTTGATGGAACTGGATCCGAATTCTGTGCTGTTTCCAAATGATGAATGATTCGCTTGGCAGAGTTCTGTAAACCGTGATCGTGTACATTTTGCGAGTCGTTTATGATTTCTTGTTTTGGGATGCTTTCGAGAATACTTCGACGATTTTTAGGTGCGACGTTGTTTTCGTTTTCTTCTCTTAGTGTTTCGATCCATGCATTGTTGAAATATTTATTGTAAGGGAACAATTCACCTTCTTTCATTTTTTCCACAGAAGAATCAAACCGTTCGAGAATGTTCGTCGGAAGCGTTTTCGATTGGATCACGTTATTGTAGGACAATGTATCAATATCGTTGTAAGACATTCCATTTAATTCTTGAATATAAAACTTACACCATTGTTGAAGAGTATCTGACAAATGCATGTATCTCGAAAAGAGCTTAGCAGCAAACAGTTTATCCGGTAGAACATACGGATGGATTCCAAAACTATACAACTTAGCGATTCGAATTATACCCTCTTCAAAGCCATTTTCGATTGCTTTCAGGTAATGTTCAATCGCCTTTTCAGCATCTTTTGATTCGTAAAATAAGTTTCCCATACTCAAATAACATTTTCCAATATGTTTTCGTTCTGACGACGCTTCAGCGCTTTGTGTATACAATGTATGCGCAGCACGCAAGTCTTTCACGGAATCGTATTTTCCATAATGTTTGATCTCTGCCAACGAAAACAACTCGTTCATGTTCATGGATGGAATCATGTCTTTGTTCACATTGGCAACAAACTGTTTGACTCTGTTTAGTGATTGATTCTCATTTGGGATAACAGGATTCAATACGATGTGAAAAATCCACAGGACGAACAAAATAAATAGGAGTATGCTGAAGATTTTTACGAATCGCTTTGTGAATTTAACAACATCGAACAGGATGTTTATAACATTCATTTATTCAAAATATCAAAATATTTTTGTTAATTATTCTGCATTTCAAACTTTGATAACATATTTTACAGCGAATGACGAAAAAAATTGACGTTTTTGATTTGAAAAGACAAGCATACTCTCCAGCCAACAACAATACGTACAGACCACTTCATTGTTTTCACATCTATTCCCGACATCGCAAACATGACTTGGCAAGCACCTTCCACTGGTTGCTACTACTCGGAGGTAGAAAGCAGCTTCACTGATATGACAAGCAGTTGTCAGTCAGAGTTGATGGCACACGTTATTGGTTGTGATGGTCGTGTTCTCAAGGCGATTCACCGCAGATTTCCGGGATGCTTATACATCTGGTTCAATAACGATGTGGGAGTATTCCAGGTTTACTCATCATCGCACGAAACCAATATGAAGGTTCGTGACGCCTTGCATGAACGTATGGATCGTATTCATTTCCAGTTCTTGGATTATCTAGCACATCACGACAAGTAACTATATTTAATAGTGAACTTATCGTATGCAAAAAAAACAAAAAAACAAAAGAATTCATTAGAATTCATTTTTTTGTATGAGTTGTATTAAATACAAAATTGTATTCAATGAGTAGTACATTTCATTTAAGTCGCAGAATGTTGATTTTTTCACCACTTAGTTTGAAAAAACCACACATAAATAACAGGGCTTTTCCAATGCAGATAGTTGATGATAGTCCAAATGATAAAAGTAGTATTTACATATCAAAGAACAAGAAGTTTGGTCACTCCATCATGTATCACGATATTGATGGAGTTATCAGAATCGATGAACTCATTGAATGGATAGATCCATTCACGGATGAAAAAGTAAACCGACGCAATCAGACGATATATATCACAGAACTGAATGAGAACGTTATTTAATCTATCAACGAAGTATCAAATCATAATATCACATTATGGTTAAAACTCTAAACGTCTACGTATTTTTTCGAACTTATATTCACTACTGACACATGGTTGGTGATCTGTGTGAAAATCGATCTTTGGTTCCTCTGATATGGCAACCGTTTCGTTCGGATAGTATTTTTTGGGTGTTTGTGGTTCTTTTGTTATAACCACTTGATCAGGTGTAGTGAACGCTTTAGATTGTTGATTCATATCTACTTTAGGGGAGGTGGATCTTCAAATTATGAACTTTGGAAATCCTCATTGCGTATTTTATATCTTTGTGAAAGCGGAATTTTATAATAAAAATTTAATAAAATGGTCATAAAATGTTATGAACACAAGTTTTGAATGTAAATCGGTGCGTTAAACATAATAACTGTCTTTTGTGTAAGATGTTCATTCAAACACTTGGATGACTTTGAGTGTTTGTTTTTTTGTGAATGTAGTGGTTCATGTAGTGTCCATTCATTCTTTTTGTTGAGGTAGTAGTGTTGTTTTAGTTCATTATGCCGAGCACATTCACGCCAATGATAACCGCATGTATACACGTCTTGTGAACCTACGATCAATTTGTGGGTACACTGTCGATCACAAACATTGTAATTTACCATATGTTCACAGTACACTTTCATATATGTGTCCAAATCCATAGCTGGAATGTTAGGGTTATGAACTTCATTGATTTTAGTGTCAATTTTTTCGTCAAAATTTATTGTTCCTCACAATACGTTGAACATTGTGCATATGTCGTCTATATCTGTTGAGTTGTTGGTCATCAAATGTATCGCTTTCCCAAACATTTCGCACTTACTTTTAATGGAGTCGTTATGCGGAAACTCTACCGTTGCGTATTTGAGAACGTCTTCACACCCATACACAGCATCATTAATATCTTTAAACACGAAACATTCAGTTGGTTCATCAAAATGAGGAAGTGAATAGTGTGTATCTTTCACTAATCGTTGAATGACTTGTTGTTCGTCAAACAAAATCCAGTAAGGAATTCCTATCGGTGTTGTATTCAAGTTGATGATGATGTTTCGAAGTGTTCGATACATGGGATGTTGTTCAATCATGTACGTTCCGTGTGTGTTCAAACGTTCTATGAAGTGGAAAATTTCACATAAAATAATCATGTCACTCGACAATGAATATAAAAGAAGTATATGCTCTGTTTTAAATGAATATGTGTGATTTGCCAACCGTCACTTTTTACAAGTAACGAAGCACGAATCGAGTGAATAGGCTATTCATGATAATAATAATTCAAATTTATTTTTTAGAAACGTTTGTGTATGAATGTAAAAATATAGATTTAAAACAAATACATTTATGTAAAGAAATGTATACAAAGCCTTTAGGTATAATACCTTTACAAAATAACATACCCAAAAACATGAAAAATATGAAAAATAAATCATTAATCTATGAGCCAAACTATTGCAATGTAGATAGAGTACAACATTCGAAGGAAATGATTCGCATACATTCCCTCACTGCCAAAGCGTTTTGTAGTGAGAAGAACAGCAAGGGCTATTATTGCAACACATCGAATGAATGTGTTTCGTTATGGAACGAGATACTTGAGTATGCAACGTATCTAGAGGAACAAAACGTGTTGCACAATGAAGAGTTTTCGGATCTGGACGATTTTTTAGAAAGTTTATAGAAAAAACTGACATTATTTTTTTGATTAAAATGTACAGTTCACATTGAAGTAAATAATACCACTCACAAATGACGATTATGATTATCAATTCTCCACTCATTCAAGCTTCCATTGACCGTAGTAAGAACACTATTCATCATCACATTCAAAAAAAAAATCTTCAAATCAATACGATGGTATATGAAAAAAACAACAAACTTATTATTAAACGCGTCATTGAATTTAAATCAAAATCATACGAAAAGAGGTGTACAGATATTGTCTCATTCGACTCTATGAAAATTGAAAACCAAGAGTTGGAATGTGTCACATGTTCAGATTAATCATATTACTTATATTTGGTTTGATATTCGGTGTGGACGAATTCTTTTATAAAGATGATATGATTAATTTTATGGTCAATTCTCAATTCTCAATTATAAATAATCACTTCTGTTGTGGTTGAATCAGGTTTCTTACTGTTTATTGCTCTCCTTGCTTTAATTTCCGAACAATGATAGTTCTTGAAAGAGTCTGTTACGAAATCAACCTTTGCATTACTCATGATAAATTTGACGTTTTTTAACTGTTTGATTGCATTAAACAGATTTTCATGTGTTTCTAAATCGAAACCATCCGCGACATAACCAACAAATGACTTGCTGGTTTCTGGGGCATATGGGGGATCTAGATATACAAAATCGTCTTCTCTAACATTTTTTATTGAATCTGTAAAACTGCAATGTATGAATTCAACATTTTTTATCAATTCGCTTATTTCATTCAAATCAGTAACAGATAATATTGTCGGGGTCTTTTTATAATGCCCATATGGAACATTGAAACCATTTGGACCTTCACGATACAAACCCCTAAAACATGTTTTGTTTATAAATATGAAAAGGGCTGAACATTCTATTGTATTTTTTTCTATTGTATTATACTTTTTTCGCAACCAATAATAATAACTTTCTTTTGAACTCTTTGCTTCATCCATTGAAATGGGCTCTCTATTCAAATTCTTTTCATTTATATTATTATATTCTGTTATATATTCAGTAAGAGCTGCATATAACTCTTCTTTATTGTTTTGAACGTGTTTGTAGACATTAATCAGATCAAAATTAATATCATATGCATAAATTTTGTTTAAGATTTGTATTTTATTTTGCTTTTGTAAGGAAAGAACAGCAAACAACACACTACCGCCACCTAAAAATAATTCATGATAATTCAACATCTTGTTTGGCATTTTGGAAATAATATCTTGAATTATTTGCGTTTTGCCTCCAACCCATTTCAAAAATGGTTTTTGTATTTTACATTTTTCGATCAT